TGATGGAACCCGTTGTGAGAGTGATCTTAAAGAGGATAATCTTGTTAGAAATACCCTCTGGTACGAAGTTACTAATGCTAAACATCTTAATAATTTAATTATTTATGAATGGATGGCTTCTCTATCGAGTGGTCACCCTGATACTGTAAATATTAATACTACCATCAATAATATTCTTATGAGAATGGCTTATGGGAGAATTTTTGGTACAGTTCATGATTTTAATGAAAACGTTAATATGGTAGCTTATGGAGATGATGTACTTTATGCTGTTCGTAAACCACTCCGACACATGTTTAATGATATATCTATTAGTAAAGTAATGAGAGAATTTGGATTTACCTATACCGATGAAACAAAAAGTACTTTCACTTTTGGATTTAGAAATATTAAGGATGTGGAATTCCTCAAGCGGAGATTTAGATTTGAACGCACCTTTACTAGATGGTTAGCTCCTCTTCGTCTTGAGGTTGTGTTAAACATCCCCATGTGGACTAAAAGAGTTACTGATCGTGACCAAATAGTTTGTATGAACGTCGAAGTTGCGGTTAGGGAACTTAGTCTCCATGAGCAGAGTGTTTTCGATTATTGGTATCCCAGAATTTTGGATGCCTTTAAAATTGCATATCCTATGGAGAAATGTGATTATCAGAAGAGCCTATCTAGAAGAAGTATTACATGTAAAGTTATTAATGAAAATGTGATTAATGTTTTCTTCTATACAGATAATGTGATTCAGGACGCAAATAAGATTGTTGATCTTATTTGTGCTACTGATTCAGATTAATTAACCCTGTCACGGCTGACGTTAAATAGTCCCGTTTGCAACCGTTAAATGCCGTCCCTTCCACCTAGTTGGGGTGAACGTAATCACTTAGTTTTATGTAAATTTTGCTTAAGAATTACTGTGTTGCTCGCACATGATAGAGTAAGGTGTAAATGTGATCCTGTAGATATATATAAAATCTTGGTAATAAAATATCAAGCAATGCTATTTACATTACGTGGTTTAGTATTTACTATTACTGATCAGATTGCCACAATAGCAATCCTATTATTAATCAGATCACCCAAGTACGGCCATTCGATTGAGTCATCGATGAAGCTTAAACTATGACTTGCTGAAACTTTAAACCAAGCAAAGGGTGAGATAGCTGACCCTATAGCAAATACAAACAACTATCCTACTAAATTAGTAGATGATTCTAAGGATCAAACTTATGATGCTACCACTGGTTTTACCAATGATGCTAATGCTATGACAGCAGCCCCTCAGAAACCTCTAGATATTTCATCTTTATTGATAAACTCTAGTTCCAGTAACTTCTATCAAGACATTGCTGCATTTCTCAGGAAGCCTGTTGTTCTCGCTACTGGCAATTTATCTATTACAGATACAGTTGGGACTTCTCTTCTTGTTAAGAATCTGCCTTTTGATGGATTCTCTGCTTCTCCTTTATATTTGGATAAGATTAGAGGACACTTAGGTTGGAGAGGCACTATGCATCTTAGATGGCAGGTTAATGGTAATAGATTTCAGAGTGGAAGATATTTTCTTAATTATATTCCTACATTGGGATCGCCTCCCACTCAAAATAATACAGCTGAAAGTATTCTTTCTCATAATGCTACTCTGGTGCAGAGAACACAAACTTTTAAGACATCTATTGATGTTAATTGTGATACTGAGGCCAGTATGTGTATTCCTTATGTTTCCACTATGAATTTTGTTCCTTTACGTCCTCTGACTTCTGGAACTTATTTTGGTAATCTTGGACAGCTTAATTTGTGGGCTTATGCTCCTTTACAAGCCGTTTCTGGACCCACTACAGCATCTTGGACTTTATGGATCCATTTCGAAGATATTGAAATGATTGGTCCCACTCATCCTCAGTCTGGTAAGCTTAAGTTTAAGGCTTCCACTAAGAAGAAGAAGGGATCTCCCACAACTGATGAGCAGGAATCCCAAGATATAGGACCTGTTCAGGGAACTTTAATTAAACTTTCTGATGCCACGTCCCATTTAACTGGTTTACCTTTAATTGGTGACTTTGCTAAGACTGTTTCTTGG